TGCATCCTACCGTAAATCCTTGGGTTAAATCACACGCCATAATATTTATATTTTAAATTGTTATGGTTAGTGATTAAGATGCCAAAGTAAACTCTACGATTTCGTTAGGGTAAGCTACTTGTAAACCTCTCTTAAATTTAACTCGGTAGTAAACCTTGTCGTCTTTTTTCTCGTACCACATATCAAACTCTTCCTCATCATTTTGCAAATCAAAACCTAAGAAGAAATTTTCTTGCGTTCCTAAGAACATTCTGTCTGTTCCGTCAAGACCTACAACACCTACAAGAGTGATGTTTTTACCTGGTATAGATACTGAGTAGTTAGCCCAAGAAGTAGCGTCTACGTTAAATAGGTTTTTAGCGTTAAGAGTGTCTACGTATTTGTCGAAAGTATCTTGACCTACGAATAGAACTTGGTTAAGTGCAGACTTTACTTTCGCTGGTCTTGCGTTAGCCATTGCGTTTACTAAGCTATCTACATTACCGCTTGCTCCTGAAGTAATCGCAGTAGCTGAAGTAGTGTTACCATCTACCGCAGTAGTAGCAGCGTCGATAATTTTGATTAGACCGTCATATCTGTTAATATATACGTTACCGCTTGCGGTGTCACCTTGCCAATCTGCTACCTCGTTATGCTCCATAATAGTTTTAATTATAGAATCTGCAACCTCAGCCTCGAAAGCCATATCCTCAGTCTCAGCGTTACCAGCTCTCAATAAGATTTGAGTATACTTAGGAATAAGGTCTTTCATACAGAAACCTGAGAAGTAAGTGATTTGACCTACTGTAATATCTCTGTTAGAGAATACTACGTCGCCTGAAGCCGTAGGAGAACATCCGCTACCATCTTGTGGGAATGCAGTAACTGCTAATAAGTGTAAAGCGTCAGTTTTTTTAACTCCAGATTGTAGAGTAAAATAGTCGCTTGAAGTTTTCTCGAAGTATAATCTCGAGATTAAGTCTGTGGATTGTTCGTTAACATAGTTTGTCAACGAGGCTACATTAAAGCTCATTTTTGTTTATTTATTTTAATTTGTTTGCTCTGATAATTGCACCCATAGCCGCCGCTTTTTCAGCTCTACTTTGTGCTTTAAATTCTTGTGGCTTTGAAGAGGTAGCCGCCTCACTTTTTACGATTTCTTCTAACTCAGTACCTACTTTGCTTAAAGTTGCACTAAACTCGTTTCTTAAAGTTTCTTTGTCAGCTTTGATAGCAGCTAACTCTAATTTAAGACCTTCGTTCTCAGCTTTAACGCCTTCCAAAGTAGCAGTAAAAGCCTCAGCGTATTTCGCAAGAGCTTTCTCAACCATTTCGTTTAACATCTCAGAAGTGAACTCGTTGTCCTCAGTAGCTATCTCGCTCATCGCTTGGATATTTACTACTAAGCCTCCAGCGGTCTCGATTATTGTACCGTCTGTAATTTCGTGGATACCATCAGGTGCTGCAACTTCGCCCTCAGGTAATACTACTGTTAGAGCAGTTCCTTCAGCTAATTCGCCTTCCCATTTAACGATAGTTCCATCTACTAAAGCAGCTTCGCCGAAGGTTTTTTCCTCAGCTACTACCTCAGTTTCTGCGTCTGCAAATACAGACTTTAGCGTACTGATTACGCTATCTAAGTTTAGTTTATTCATTTTTTTAAATTTGTACGGTTCTAAATCGAAAACACCCTCAACGCTAAAGCCTTTTAATATTCCATCTTCTTTGACTTTAGACCAAGCCTCGTCATTCTCTACTTTTGCAGCGATAAACCAAGTTCCGTCTGCTACGTTCTCAAACCCTTGAGGTGGTAAAATGCCGAGCTCCTGGTCAGTAATAAAAGATTGGTAGATATATACACCATCTAATATCTTAAAAGCGTTGTGCTGCTCGTTAAAATTGTTGTGTTTGTTTTCTTTGAATAGCTTTTGTACTAACGCTTTTATAGTTTCTTTTCTAAATATAGCGTAGTACTCGCCTCTCTCGTCCCTACGATAGATAGGTAGGTCAGGTATCATAGCTGCACCCATAACGATTCTCTTTTCTTCGTTTATTACCTCAAATTTATGAGGAGCAAAAGCCTGATAGTTTAAACCAATAGCGGGAGCGTCTACAAAAGCTATAGCTTGAAGTCCTTCGACGTCATCACTTAGCTTAAATTCGATAAAGGGCAAATCCATTCGTAACTATATACGATAGGAATAAATAAGGGGCAAAAAACTTTTTTAAATAAATAGCTTGCGTATTAAAAAGTAATACTATATTTGCCTCAGATTAAAAGATAAAGAAATGACAAACACAAAAAGCACATTTGAAGTAGGTAGCGTATACGAAATGAGATTTATAGGAGATAGCGATTTAAAGCCTATGTTTATTTGCACTAAAAGAACTGCAAAAACTGCAACTTTTGAGCGTTTTAAAGGTACTGAAACCTTTAGCAAAAAAATAAATATTTACGATAATACAGAATACGTAAGGTACGATAGTTATTCAATGGCTCCTACAATTACTGCAAGTAAAATTGTAAGATAAATAACCAACTACGGGGAGCTTAAAACCTCCCCTTTTTAATTATGAAATATACACTTTTAATATTCCCGATTTTTAGCTTTTTTTGTACCGCTTCTATTTGGTACGATAAAGTGGAACAGCCTATAATAGAAGACAAGCTAATAGCGGCTATAATACAAGTAGAGAGCGGAGGCGATACGTTAGCTTATAATTTAGCAGAGGATGCGGTAGGTTGCTTGCAAATACGCCCTATAATGGTCAGAGAGGTTAATAGGTTAGTAGGTAAGGATAGTTTTACTCTACAAGATAGATGGAGCAAGGCTAAATCTATTCAGATGTTCAACGTATTACGCTCACATCTTAAAGGTGCAAGCGATGAGCAGATAGCGAGGACTTGGAATGGCGGCTATAACGGTCATAATATACCCCAAACAATGCAATACTGGCAAAAAGTTAAAAAATATACCCAATCAAATATAAAATAATAAACAAATGAAAATAACTATAAAACACCTTGGAGTAACGCACTCCGTAGAAACTGAGCAAGAGCATTTAACTGCTACCGAAACTTTAGATATATTTTGTAACCTAATGCGGTCTATTGGATACCAAGACGAGTCTATACAAAGAGCAAAAGAGATATGAACATAAAGATTAAAAACCTTAGCGAGTTTATACCAGCTCTCGAGGACTGCTTCGTAGAGATGTACGTAAAGCGTTTAGATAGTCTAATGCTTACTATTACTTACAAAGACTCAAAGTACAAAACTATCTTAACCAATAAGACAAGCATAGAAGCCGAGTACGATAACTTTGTAGCTCGGCTATTTGCTTAGTTACTCTACGACTACGGCTTTATTATAGATGCCGTCTATATTTCTTGTAGCTCGGCGTATGTCGGTCTCTGTTACTATTACTTTAGTAGTCGGTATCTGAGTATTATTTAAGTTTTGAGTGAATCCTACTGGGCTAACTCCAGCACCTCCGCCGCCTAAAGTTGGCTGAGTAATATTATTAGAGCCTCCGTTAAATTGAGTTTTAGCTATTGTAGCTATTTGAGCAGCTCCAACCGCCGCAGCTACACCAGCTTTTACAAACCTTTCGCCAGGTATTAAACTCGGCTCAGACAAAGCACCCGTAACCGCTTGAGCAGTCGAGATTATTGACTGACCTATACCAATAGCTTTGTTTAGCTTAAAAGCTTTCTTTTGTCTTTGCTCGTCTCCGTCTGCAAAAGCGTTAGCTAAATTACTTAGAGCAGTTAATGTACTCGAGGCTATATCGAACTTCGCTTGTTGTACTGCTTTTGCTTCATCTAATTCTTTTTTGTCCTTCTCCTTCTTTTTATCAGCGTCTTCTTTTTGTTTAGCCGCAAGTTTTTCGCTCATAGCAAAGGTCTCGTCTAATATCGCTCTATTAGCAGATATATTAGCTTGCCTACTTGCTTCTCTAAATTGGTCTAAAGCTATTAATGCATCTGCTTCCGCTTGAGTGCCTCTTGTGGTAGCTTCCACCATAGTCTCAAGCCTTAACATTTCCTCTTGTTGGCGTTCCTCTTCTAAGGCTCTTAACGCTTCTAATGATTTTAGCTTGTCGGTTATTTGCTCCGCATCAAATTTTTTACGCTGATAGGCTAAGTCCGCATCGGAATCGCTTAGAGATTTATTCATTTCCATACGCTCCCTATCTAACGCAAGGTCGTTCATCTTTTGCTCAGACCTAAAACCTTCTATTTGTGCAAGTACTCCGAGTCTATTTCCTTGTGCAGCGATTAAAGCCGTTTGTGTTTCAGTATTCTTGTTTTTATTAAATTCAGCTTTTGCCGCAGCTACTTGTAAATCGGCTTGAGCAAGCATAGCCTTCTCTTGTTTTTCTAATATAATACCTAACTCATCATTAGCTTTTTTTCTGTCCTCTATGCTATTACGCTCTTCATCTCTTATTTGGCGTTGCTTCTCCGCTTGCCTATCGTATTTCTCTACAAGTAACGCTTGTTGTGCGGCAGCTATCTCCGCAGAGTTTTTTATAGCTACGTTTGCCTTAGCTTGTTCTATTGCTCCGCTTAAGCTTATCTTGCTTACGCCATCTATCGTACCGCTTACGACTCCACCTATTTCGCTTGCTGCTTTTTGTAAATTACTACCTAATTCTCCTCCCGCTTTTGCAGCGGATATAGCTATATCGTCTATTGACTTATTAGTCTCAGCTATAGACTTATTTAATTCTTTTATTGTATTAGCGTCTTTACTTCCAAAAAAGGATTTCTCCCAAGCGAGTTGAGCTTCTTGCAGACCTAACTTAATACCATAAAAAGCGGTTTGAAACGGAGATATAACTAAGGTTAATAAGTCGCTCATAACGCCCC